ATTTTATAGCGTCTGATTTTTTAGGAATAGCGTATTTGCAGCGATATTCCTGTTGTGTTTAGCAAAAGGAGGGAGAAGTGTTTGCGGAGTTTGGCGTACTGAATTTCTGGACGTATGTTGTCGGCGCGTTTTTTATCGTGCTGGTGCCAGGGCCGAATACCCTGTTTGTGCTCAAAACCGGGATCGGTCACGGCGTTAAAAAAGGGTATCTTGCCGCCACTGGCGTGTTTATCGGCGATGCGGTGCTGATGTTTCTGGCCTGGGCGGGCGTCGCGGCATTAATCCAGACTACGCCGGTACTGTTTAATATCGTGCGCTATCTCGGGGCTTTCTATCTGCTCTGGCTGGGCGGCAAAATGCTCTGGTCAGTGGTGAACCGTCAGAAAAACGCGCATGAGAGCGGCCCCGAACCGGCCAGTATGATCATGAAACGTTCGCTGGTATTAAGCCTGACCAATCCCAAAGCGATTCTGTTCTACGTATCGTTCTTCGTTCAGTTCATTGACGTGAATGCGCAGAGCACCGGCACTTCTTTCCTGATCCTCGCGACGACGCTGGAGTTGATAAGCTTCATGTATATGAGCTTCCTGATCTTCTCAGGCGCGTTTGTCACGCGTTATCTGAAAACGAAGAAGAAACTGGCAAAGCTGGGGAACGGGCTGATAGGGCTGCTGTTTGTCGGGTTTGCGGCGAGGCTGGCGTCGCTGCATTGATGGTTTGAAAGGCTCCTGAGGGAGCCTTTTTAATGTCTGGCGTAGCTGGTAAGCCGCGCCAGACAAGGCTTCACGTTTTATTACTAGCAGCCAAAAGCCATAAAAAGCGGCTAGGGTGTGGACACATTGTGGACACTCTTACCACCATTAGCACCCTTCAGCGGGTTAAGCGAAATCGCGTCCTGCAGGTACTGAGGAGCGAAGTGCGCATAGACCATTGTCTGCGCAATTTTCGTATGACCTAAGATCCTCTGCAGTGTGATGATATTGCCCCCGTTAATCATAAAGTGCGTGGCGAAAGAGTGTCGTAGTGCATGTGTTGCTTGCCCCGCCGGTAAGTCGGGCTTAACTTCTTTGAGGATTCGCCTAAATTCAGCATAACTGGCATCAGGAAACAGAAAGCCTCGTGCTTTGCCGACTACGTAAGCCGCAACGTCATCAGAGATCGGGACCGTGCGCGGTGTGTTGGTTTTCGTCTTAACGAAAGACACCCGGTTATGAATCACGTTCTCCGCTTTCAGCCTTGCAGCCTCACCCCATCTTGCCCCGGTACTCAGACACAAGACGGCAATTTTACGATTATCTCCTGATAGCGCTGCCAGTAAGGCGTCAATTTCCTCAAGAGTGAGATAGCCCGTTTCGGCAGTCTGCTCTTTCAGTTTTTTGAACCCCCTAAACGGATGCTCGCCGTTATACATTTCTGACTCAATCAGGGTAGTAAACATTCCACCTAATGTAATCAGGTCGCGGTTGATGGTAGTTGGCTTAATACCTTCAGCCCGTCGTTGAGCACAATATTGCGTTATCAGGCTCTTGGTGATCTGGAAAGCGCATGGGTTACCGGTCATCGTTTCGAAACGCTCAATTTTCCTGAGATACGATTGACCGTGTTCCTCGTGTTTACCTTTCAGCTTCCACCATAACTCTTTCAGTTCTGACAGTTGGCGTTTGTCCGTTGGTTTTGAAAGCCATTCCTTTGAGTGATGGTTATATTGAGTATGCTTTTCAAAAGCCATCGCCTCGCTTTTCTTGTCGAACTTCCGACGGATGCGTTTTCCGTTACGCCCGGTCGGTCTAATGTCCACTTCATATCGACCATCATCGAGCTTTTTAACAGACATAAAGCCTCCCGATGATGTTACTGCGTACTTCAATTTCCTGATTTAAATAGCAAAAACTCACTGTGCATTTACTGCACAAATAAGCGCCATAAATAGTTAGCCAGTTTTCTGGTCTGAGTGGGATGACGTTGTTGTCTGCTGCCCAAAGTGCGCGAGAGCCGGTGCAATCTGCCCAGCTTCGGGTGTTATTTGATCAGTCATGAACCACATGGTGTATTTCGTGAAGCGTGGGTGCTGGAGGATTTTCATGATTTGTTCGATTCCCGGCTTTTTGTCGCCGGCTTCATAACTACAAAAAGAACCGTAAACGATTCCAGTTAACTCGCTGAATTGTCTCCTATTTAACCTTTCTGACTCTCTTATCAGCTTGATTTTTTCATGGATCTGTATTGACATAAAATCACCTATAGTTGAACATTATCACCTATCGTAGATTTATATAACCGATGGGTGAATCACCTTTTAGAGCAACTAAACCCTATTTAGAGCAATTAATCACACTAAAGGAGAATCGTAACAGATGAGTAACCAGCTTGTAAGCAGAACAGATGCGGTTCCATATCAGGAATTTGCCCGTCTTATTGGAAAAACTCCCGCAGCGGTTAAAGGGATGATTGAGAAGGGCAAGTTGCCTGTTGTTGAGATGACCGATCCGCAGTCAACGAGTGGGCGCGCAGGGGAATATTGGGTTTATCTGCCTGCCTGGAACAAGGGTATGAAGATGGCATATGACAGCCGCCCGAAGGAAATTCGTGATGGTTGGCTGATGTGGCTCGGATTAGGGGAGCCAGTATGAATAGTGAACCTCGCTGTATTGCACAGTTGCTTCGAAGAGAAAGCCCTAATCCTATCAACTTCACCATCACTCACGGTCGCGGCCGCAAGGGCATAATCATCCGAACCCGTAAGCCGGGCGTTATCGAGAAGGTTCGCCGTCTGGTCAAAAAGAGAGGACTGTGGTTATGACGGTAATGACACTGGACGTGATCCACAAACAGCCAATAGCGCTTCGCGGTCTGGTCTGCAAGTATCTGGCTCAGCCTCGCTGGCAGGACACGTGCGATTTTTACAATCAGATGATGGAGCGGGAGCGTCTTACGGTTTGTTTCCATGCTCAATTAAAACAGCGTCACTCTGTCATGCGCTTAGAGGAAATGACCGAAGCCGATCGTGAGCGTCTTGTTTGCGCGCTTGATGAATTGAGAAATGCATTCGCCCGGCACCGCCAACTTGGCGTGTCGAAAGCAACCTTCATCAGCCGCCTGACCGTTAGCCAAAGGCGATCACTGTTTCTTCATGCGGGACTGACAGAGCAGGAATTTATGATGCCGCACTGGCGTTTGAATGAAGAGGGCTGTTATTGGCGCGACAAACTTTTCCGCGCTCTGCGAGAGCTGTTCAGCCTTTTTGAGTACGCACCAACTATTTTAACCTCGGTAAAACCTGAGCAGTATTTACATTAATTAATCTGGATTCGACTTATTACGCGCCTTACAGCGTGGGGACTCCTTTTGTCCGGAGATAGGCAAATGCAAAAACAAAATACAGCACAGCGGGGGATGTGTTCGGCACATCTGGCGCAGGCAGTAAGCGAGGCTCAGCGCGACACGGCGACCCGTTTCTCTTCTCAGTTTGACGGACTTATCGCGTACATCAGTAAGTCAGAACTTAATCGCACCGAGATTATCGAGTTATTAGGCCAGGAGTCGGAAAAGCTACACAACTCAATTTTCGGTAGAGCTGGCTAACCACTTTTAACAGGAAGCAAAAATGAGCATACGCATCGAGATTAATAACCAATACGTCATCACCAGTGATCGCTACCAATTCATTTTGCAGGAAAAAAAGACCGCTACATCCGGGAAGAATGAAGGTAAGGAATGGCTGGACGTTGTGGGTTACTACCCAACTATCCACAAGCTTATCTCAGGGCTGGTATTGCATGATCTTTTGACCAGCGATCTTACCGGCTTCTCAGTTCTGGAAGCTCGGATTGAACGCTTGGGGAAGCAATGTCTGGACGCTTTTAAATAATATGTCCAACGAACCTCGGGGGCGTGTTGCCCCCTCGCCACCACCACCATTTTTGAAGGGCACCAGTGATTCATTCGTTGGTGCTTATCCCTGGAATAACGTCACCAAAGAGGCTATTGGCCGCGACAGACCCCTTACACGTGCCGAACTCCGTCAGGTGCAAGGTGTTTTAAACCGAATTGACCGTCTGCCGTTTTTCCTGCAAACGCTGTTTACATCGCGTTATAACTTCATCCGCCGTAAAAAGAGCCCTTTAGGTGGGCTGTATTTCCTTAAAAACACGTTTGAGCGCAAGCTGCTGCCGCGTCTTGAGCGTGTTAATGAGCTGTGCGGGATGAATGAATCCGCCTCGATTGGGTTTCTGTCCGAGCGCGACCAGTATGCGCGCTTACCAGATATGAATGACAAAGAGCTCAGGAAGTTTGCGGCCAGAATTGCCTCTCAGCTCTGGAGCAAATACGAGGAGTTAAGCGACGCATGGGCGGAGGCTCACGGCGGGAAAGAGACACTTTTCACCGATGAAGCTCAGTCGCACCTATACGGGCAAGTGGCCGGTATTGCTCGCACATTTAACATCAACCCGATGTACTGGAAAAAATACCGTAAGGGTCAGATGACGATCCGCATGGCATTTTCCGCTATTTCCCGACTGATTAAGGATGAGTGGTGGGTTAACCAGCTCAAGGCGCAGCGTATGCGCTGGTGCGAGGCGCTGCTCATCGCTGCCGGTGAGGTCAATAAAGACCGCTCACCTTACGCCAGCAAAAGGGCGATCCGCGATGTTCACGCGCGCCGCCTGGCTAATCTTGAATACCTCAAATCATGCGAGCTGGAAAACAAAGTCACCGGCGAACGTATCGACCTCATCAGTAAGGTCATGGGGAGTATCTCAAACCCTGAAATACGTCGTATGGAGCTGATGAATACCATCGCCGGGATTGAACGTTACGCGGCCAGCGTTGGTGATGTGGGAATGTTTATCACGCTGACCACGCCGTCGAAGTATCACCCGACTCGTCAGGTCGGCAAAGGTGAAAGCAAAACGGTACAGCTCAATCACGGCTGGAACGAAACCGCATTCACGCCCAAAGACGGCCAGCGCTATCTTTGCCGAATCTGGAGCCTCATGCGCACTGCGTTCAAAGATAACGATTTAGAAGTTTACGGGATGCGTGTTGTCGAGCCGCACCACGACGGCACGCCACACTGGCACATGATGCTTTTTTGCAAACCCGGTCAACGTAAAGCCATTAACGAAATTATGCGTCGTTATGCCCTTAAAGAGGACGGGCACGAAAAGGGCGCGGCAAAACAGCGCTTTGAGTCCCGTCATCTTAATCAGGGCGGTGCGGCGGGTTACATCGCTAAATACATTGCCAAAAATATCGACGGCTACGCGCTCGATGGCCAGCTCGACCACGACACCGGCAAGCCGCTGAAAGACACGGCCGCAGCCGTTACCGCATGGGCGTCTACATGGCGCATCCCTCAGTTTAAACCGATTGGCCTTCCGACAATGGGCGCCTACCGCGAACTGCGCAAGCTGCCGCGCGGCGTGAGTATCGCCAGCGAGTTTGACGACCGTGTCGAGGCTGCGCGAGCGGCTGCAGATAAGGGCGATTTTGACCTGTATATCATCGCGCAGGGCGGGGCAAATATGCCGCGTGATGCTCAGGCCGTCAGGGTCGCCCGAAAGCTGACGGATGAGGTCAACGAATACGAGGAGGATATCGAGAGAGTTATCGGGATTTATGCCCCTCACCTCGGGGCTCACCGTGTCCATGTAACCCGTACAGCCGAATGGCGCATTGTTCCAAAGGTTTTGGCCGTTGAGCCTTTGACCTTAAAAAGCGGCTCTGCCGCGCCTCGGAGTCCTGTCAATAACTGTGGGTTGGTTACCAACGGAGTCACCACGGATATGACGCCTACACCGTCTGAGCAAGCCGCAGCGGTGCTAAATCTTATTGAAAACGGGGTTATCGGTTGGGATGACCCGGAGGCCGTGAAGGTGCTCAGGGAGGCGCTGAAGGCGGGGGCTAAACCTCAAAACAGACAGCAACGAAACCGATCACTTTTAAAACAGGATGAATTAGCACCTTCAGCGCGCCTGACAAAATCGCAGCGCGACCAGATATCACGCATCCGGTTTGACCTCGCACAGCATGGCATCACGCCGGAACGGTGGGAGCTGGATGTACTGGCGCAAGGTGCGACGGTGACCTACGGCGAGAAAAAATTCAGTTATGCGGTTGTTGATGAGTGGCCGGGGGATTCAACACAAACGGAGTGGAAACAATGACAACCAAGTTAATCCAGATAGATAATTATCATACACATAAAATGAATATGTGCGTGATATTTTTACTTTCCTCCCTTTGTCATACGTAACACCGTGTATTTACACAGTACTTATTGTGAGAGCTAAGTGGATAGAGAGCTAGATGAGCAGGTTGTGCTTGAACGAGTAGAAATGTTAGATTTTAATTATAAGCACTCTGAGGTTATTTCAGAGTGCTTAGTAGTAAATTAAATCTAAGAAGTGAAGTTGGTTACAGTAGAGAATATTTCTTCGAATATTTCTTCTGGAAAGTTAATGGAACCATTGGAGTTTACCTCCAAAGATTCATAACCAGCATTGTTCTTTACATTAAGTTTTACTTTATCGATGGTGAATTTAGCATTCTTGAAGATATTCTTAATCTCATCAATGGCATCGCTTGAAGACTCAAGTTCCAAAATACCAGAAGTATGTTTGTTGAAAGTTAAATCTTTCAATTTGGCTTTATGAACTTGCACTTTTTCGAACTGAGGTGTAAGTAATTGAATGAAATCATCAATTTTTATAGTTAGTAACGAAACGTTAAAGTCAGACTCCGTTGCCTTAATAATATTTGATATAAAGCTTTTTATGCTTCTTGGTGGAGATTCAATGATAAGGATAAATCTATCATTATATGCTCTACAAAACCAAAAGTTAAAATGGATATATTTGAAGTGTTCGAACTCAGTTTCATTACCATATGGATCAGTGATGATTTCACGTACTTCAATTCTTTCAACATACTTTGATGATATAAAATTTTCTTCGTATGTGTTAATGCTAAAACCCCATCCTTTATCACTGTCAAAAGGAGTGTCAATGATAGATTTATATAACCCATCAAGTCCTGCTGGGAAGTTGGCATTAAACCATTTTGTTTTCATAGCAACTCCTTTTATTATTCAGTGACAACCTCAAGTGTATGCGAGGAAATTATTTTCCCAGAAATAGCTCGAGCTGTATTTTCTATGGATAATAATAACACATTCTCTTTTTCTTTATCTACATTTTGGCGGTGAGTGTAATCATTTATTTTTTTGTACTTGTAGAGACCGCGAACTAAGTAAGAAAACAATTTACAATTGTCTGGGTCCACGAATTGAGCTTCGAATTCATATTTATCGGAATCTTTGAAGTGCTCTACTACTGAAATCCAAACAATCTTAGTAATGTAAAAACCTTTACTTAATAACTCTTTTAGTTCTGGTGATTCCAGTACGCCGCGACCTTTGAGTGATGCCTTGGATATATGATAACCAGTGTCAATGACAGTATCATCGTCATCGTCATCGTCATCGTCATCAACAGGTTCATTATCTTGTTTAGGATGTTTTTTTGCCTCTAAAATAGGGTGGGTTACATAAACATCTGAAACATCTATACATTTATAGTTAGGCATGCTGATAATCAATTGCTTAAAGAAATTACTACGCTCAGTGTGATCTTTAACAGTTTCAAGCGATATCTCTTCTAAGCTGGCTTGAGCTTCTTGATTCTCTTCTTTAATCTTTCCAATGAGACGGTCGTTAAAATCTCTGGCCTTAGCATTCTGCGGAAAACGAGTGATATATTCTCCAGTCTCATTAATTTCGACTTGGATTTTAGCTTCGCGAGATGATGACTGGCGGAATTCACTCATTTTATAGTCTAATTTTACATATTTTACTGATACATCGAATCCTTTTTCGGTGAAAGTTATGTTTGTTATATCACCTTCCTTTTGGAGATCTTCGCAAATGGATTTTAGAGTTGCCTCCATATCATCTTTTTTAATAGAGGTGTTAACAATGTTAATAGATAATTTCTCTCTTCTTCCAACTGAACCAAGAATTCCAGAAAGATATTCGAAATCATCATATCCATGATAGTTTTTTGAAAAATCTAATGCTAAAGCTTTACGTTTCGTCTCTTTGGATATGATTGTACCTCTTTTGAAGAAAAGGCTTTTCATATCTTCATGAGTAACCTTTGTTTGATTTAGAGCATCAAACATAGCCTTGTCATTTACACTATATAAACCGATTTTCATTATTATCGCTCCCAACCAATTTCAACTGAACTAAATCGAGGTTTGGTAAATTCCACTTGGTGAAAGTCAATTGTGTTTATTATTTTTTGTTTGTGTTCGTCAAAACCCCATTCTCTAGAGTAAGTTTCTTTAGCTCGCATAAAAATGCTGCGCACATCTTTAAATATATTTGGATGAACGATCCTGATTCTTATTTTTTCATTGCCATCAAGGAGTTGATATTTTGATAATGTATCTAGTATATAAATGAACTCTAATTCATTTTTTCCTTCGCCGTTGTAGTAAATTACATATCCGTGGTCAAATGTCTTTTCCCACTTTTCAGTGTCTTCATTACAATGCTTAACATCATTGTGTTTAATGATAAGAAATGGGCCGGTTAATAATTCGACTGTTGCTGGATGATCTTCAGGAGAGCCACTGACTTTATGTAATGATAAATCAGGATAAAAGAACTGATAATTTCTACCGAGTGGGAACTCTCGTTTATGGCTTAAATGAGATAAGTCAGAAATTATGGATTGAAGATAATTTATCGTTCTTGGTTCGATTATATGTATTTTTTGACCTTGTTTTAAAGGTATATTGTCAAGATTTATACCTCGTTGTATTTTATCCGTTTCTGAAACGTGAGACTGATAAAATACATCATAAAATGATTGGTCGAAATCACCATCATGATTATAAACAAATAACATACCTCTGACCTCAGAGGATCCGCTTTGATAAGAGTACCGTTCTTTCCATTCCTTACTACCTTCGGCACAGTCTATTGAATTGGCTAATGACACCAAGGCTTTCCGCATTGAAGTTGAAGTGATAGAACCTTTAACATAACTCTTTAAATCAGTGTTTAAAAAAACAGTTCTATTCAGATAGGGGTCTTTGTAGGAAAAAACCACATCTGTTGGATGAGTACCTGATTTAGCCTTATGTTGTTCTTTTTTCATACATGGGAAATTCTCATTAGTTGTACCAACGAGGTCCCATTTAAACCATCTAAATAAATCAGAAGATAATTTTTCTGCCATTTTTGAAATATTTTCTGTTTCACCTGCCATGGATAGTCACCTATATTTTGGGGTAAGTCTCTAAATGTCAGCCTACGGTCAGACTCATCTGTACGCTACGAGAAAGACCTGACATATCGATCAGTATCATATTCTTCATCTCTTTGCATTGTATTGCATGGAAATGCATGACTTTTTTCAACCGCGATCATCCATTTCAATGTAGGCAGCTCAGGGTTGTATGGCGAAGTGCAACTGCATTAAAACCGACCCATTAAGCGGGCAGGCGAGGCGGGGATAGCACTGCGCGCCAGACGTGCTGACAGGATTTATTTTGCGCGTCTGTGTGCGTCGTGGTGGCGTGCTGAGTGGTGAGGTTGATCGTATGGCGCTGGCGGGGGTGCGTGGCGCGTGCGGCATCTGTTGAGGTCTGAGGATATGCCGCCCGTAGGCGGCATTTTTGGCAGGTTTAGTCGGTCTCGATGTTGTAATCCTTAAAGCGAATCACCTCCATCCCGAGCCAGTCGTTTATCTCTTTGAAACGCTCCTGCAGCGGCGTCAGCTCGTTACGCACAAATACCCGCGCCACCTTCTCGATATCGCCCATCGAGCCGATATTTTCAGGCTTGCCACCCATGAGCTGGAACGGCACGCGGTGTGCATCGAGCAGGTCAGCGGCGCTCACCTTCTTGATGTTAAAAAAATCATCCTTCGTGGCGACTTCACTCAACGGCACGATCTTGATGCCATCCGGCTTTCCGTTCGGGGCATAGAAAAACAGGTTTTTAAAATTCCCGAGTCCTTTCGAGTCGCGCATCGCGGAGCGCAGCGCCTCAACGTCGGTGCTGCTCTGCGCCGCGTCGGTCACGTACATGATGTAACCCGCGTGCGCGCCGTTCTGGTAATACTTGCGACGAAACAGCGTGGCGGATTCATTCAGCCAGGCAGAATTGAGCGCACTCAGGTATTCCGGCATCCCGTAGAGCTCTTGGTTGATATCAGGCTCAAGCAGATGAAACACCGAATCGGGGGCGAACTGGTGCGGGTGCGTATAGTCAGACACGTACCAGTAAACGCCATCCTCCACGCCGCGGCGGGTGTATTTAGCCGGTGAGGTTTCAAGCTTCATGAGCTGGCCGGTCACGCTCATGCGCTTTTCAAGATAGCCGTTTGCAAACACCAGATAATCAAGCACAAGGCGGCTGAAGTCCTGGCGGGACAACAACGGGTGCGGGATAAAGGTGCTGGTCAGAATGTTGCGCTTTACGTAAATCGGGGAGCTGTGGTGCACGGCGGCGCGCAGGCTTTTTGCCAGTCCCGAGAAGTTGACCGGCGGCTCGTACCATTTACCGTTGTTGATGCACTCGACATAATCGAGGATGTCGCGGCGATCCAGCACGGGTGACGGCTCACCAAAAGTGAACGCCTCCATTTTCTGCGGGGCGCTGGCGGTCATGTTGGTCTGTTTGGGCTGTTTCTTTTGGCGTTTTTTCATCTTAGTTAATATCCAGAATTGAACTTGATTGCATACCGCTACCGGCGGAAAGCGGCTCGTTTAGCAAGGCGTGCATGGTCGCCCACGCAATATCCGCGTGGCTGGCTTCCTCGCTGCGGCTGGCTTCATAGGTTGCGCTGCGGCCACTGCTGGTCATGGTTTTGTGGATAGCCATAAATGACTGCGTGATGTCGGTCGCCCCGGCGTCATATTCCAGACACCCGCGCCTGATGGTGTCTTTTGCTTTCAGCACCATTGCGGTTTTCATTTCCGGCGTGTAGCGGATGGCGCGCGCCGCCGGGAAGAATGAGCGCACGAGCTGGTAAACACCCTGGCCGATGCCAGTCGCATCGATGCCGATATAGTCGACGGTGTATTTCTCGGTCAGCGCCCGGATGGCCTCGGCCTGCGCGGCAAAGTCCATGCCTTTCCACTGGTGACGCTCAAGGACGCGGAACTTGCCACCGGCAACCAGCGGCGGAGCCAGTACCGCGCACCCGGCGCTGTCACCGGTGTGTGACGGGTCATAGCCAATCCAGACCGGTCGCCAGTTAAACGGACGGTCGGCGAACGGCTCGAAGTCATCCCATTCTTCCATCGCGTCGACCATGCAGCGCTGCAGCTCCTCGAACGGGAATACCGATGCCTTATCGTCGACGAACTCGCACATAAATAGGTTACGGAAGTCATCCGCGCTGTTTTCCTGCTTAAGCTGGTCGAGGTTAAACAGGGTGCAGCCACCGGCGAGCGCGTCCTCAATGGTGACAATCTGCCGCCACTGTCCATCCGCGCACAGCACGCCACCGGCGAGCGCCTGATGGCTGATATCAATGTCGACACGTTCGTCGCGGTTGCTGCGGCCACGGTTAAACAGTTCGCCTGACCAGAACGGGTAAGCGCCGTGCGCCAGCGTCGACGGGGTCGAGAAATAGGTGGTGCGCAGATGTGACTGCGAGGCCATGCCCGAGGCGACTTTGCGCAGCTTCTGAAAATTGGGGATCCAGAAAATTTCATCGACGTACAGGTCGCCGTTGTGGCTCTGCGCGGTGTTGGAATTGGTCCCGAGAAAAATCAGCTCAGCGCCATTATTGCCGATGACGATCGGGTCGCCTGACAGGTCGACGTCAACCTGACGGGCAAAGGCGATGATGTACTTACGGAACACGTAAGCCTGCGTCTTACTGGCCGACAAAAATATCTGATTTTGCCCGGTCTTAAGTGCGCGCAAAAGTGACTCGCGCGCAAAGTAGAACGTCGCGCCAATCTGTCGCGATTTCAGGATGTGGCGGATGCGGTGCTCTAACCCTGCTTTATGCCAGCGGAGCTGATAATCAAACGACTGGTCGAAGAAAATCTCCTCCAGTTTCTCGATGGCTTCATCACTGAAATAGTTTCGTTTCGGCTTTTTACGATCCCCTTTGTTGCGGCTGGCGATATTAGGGTTTAAATCCACCTCATTTCCGGTCTGGCCGTAGCGGTTAATGCGCGCGAGTCGCTCCATCTGGCGCGACAAAAAATCAGCGACTTTGAAGTCATGCGCGGTCAGGTCTGGCTTTGCGTAGAGCTGGATAAGCCGCGCCTCTAACGTCGATTCAACGCGGTTAATCGGCGCGGTTTCTTCCCATCCATCTCGCTGTTTCCAGCTCTGCACGGTCGGGCGCTTGAGCTGAAGCATCTCGCAGATTTGCGGGACGGCGAACCCCTGCCAGTACAACAGCCGCGCCTGTCGTCGCGAGTCATTTAACAGAGAAAGGTCAGTTGAAATGGTCATGCTTGCCTCGTTTTTGGTGTTACGTGGCAAGGCTAAGGAAATAGGGGGCTATTCGCGCTAAGTGCCTGTTGTGTCAGATCTAATCAGATCGTAAGCGGTGGCTGATACAGGTCAGAGTCGGGAAACTAAACCCGACCCGAAAACCCAACATCAGGACACCTGAACAATGGCAAAGAAAGTTTCTAAATGGTTTCGCATCGGCGTCGAGGGTGACACCTGCGATGGCCGCGTCATCAGCGGCGATGATATTCAGGATATGGCCGACACGTTCGACCCGCGCGTCTACGGCTGCCGCATTAACCTCGAACATATCCGGGGGCTGATGCCTGACAGCCAGTTTAAACGTTATGGCGATGTGACCGCGCTCAAGGCGGAGATTATCAGCGATGGCTCTGCGCTCGATGGCAAAAAAGCGCTGTTTGGCAAAATCGCCCCGCTCGACGAGCTGGTCAGCATGGTTAAGGCCGGGCAGAAGGTTTACACCTCCATGGAGATCCGCCCGAACTTTGCCAACAGCGGCAAGTGTTACCTCGTTGGTCTGGCCGTCACCGATGACCCGGCAAGTCTCGGCACCGAGTACCTCGAATTCTGCAGCCGCGCCGCGCAGAACCCGCTCGCCGGTAAAAAAGACCAGCCGGACGACGTTTTTTCTGTCGCCTCACTGGCTGAGCTGGAGTTTGAGGACGTTCCCGACACCATGTTTAACAGTCTTACCGATATGGTTAAGGCCATTTTCAGCCGGAAGCAGGTCAGCGATGACGAGCGTTTCGCGGATGTGCATGAGGCGGTGACCACCGTTACCGAGCAGGTGCAAACCAATCTCAACGTTACCGACCAGCGCGTCACCGAGCTGGAGACCGCTTTTGCACAGCTTAAGCAGGACGTGAACAGCAAAGTCGATGAAAACGCGCAGGCGTTTACCTCCCTGAAAAGCTCCCTCGATAACACCGAAAGCCAGCGCCAGCCGCGCCGCGAGCTTTCAAAAGGCGGTACCGGCGACGAGCTGCTGACCAACTGCTGATAACCCGCCGGGCGTGCAGCCCGGCCTGATACCCTTTTACCCGAACAGGAAAAACCATGCGTAAAGATACCCGCTTCAAATTTAATGCCTACCTGTCCCGCGTCGCGGAGCTGAACGGCGTTTCCACCGATGACGTGGCGAAGAAATTTACCGTCGAGCCGTCGGTCACGCAAACCCTGATGACCACCCTACAGATGTCATCCGCGTTTCTGACCAAAATCAACATCGTGCCGGTCGACGAGCTGAAAGGCGAAAAAGTCGGCGTCGGCGTTAACGGCACAATTGCGAGCACTACCGACACCGCCGGTGATGATGAGCGTAAGACCGCTGACTTTACCGCGCTGGAGTCGAATAAGTACGAGTGCGCGCAGATTAACTTTGACTTCCATATCCGCTACAAACAGCTCGACCTGTGGGCGCGATTCCAGGACTTCCAGACCCGTATCCGTGACGCCATCATCAAACGTCAGTCCCTCGATTTCATCATGGCCGGTTTCAACGGTACTACCCGAGCGGAAACCTCGAACCGCAAAAACAATCCGCTGCTGCAGGATGTGGCCGTCGGCTGGCTGCAGAAGTACCGCAATGAAGCGCCAGCGCGCGTGATGTCGAAAGTCACCGACGAGGACGGCACAGTCATTTCCGACGTGATCCGTGTGGGTAAAAACGGCGACTATGCGAACCTCGACGCGCTGGTCATGGATGCCACCAGTAACTTGATTGACGAGATTTATCAGGATGACCCGGAGCTCGTCGTCATCACCGGGCGTAAGCTGATGGCGGATAAGTATTTCCCTATCGTCAATCAGGAGCAGGCAAACACCGAATCGCTGGCCGCTGACATCATCATCAGCCAGAAGCGAATCGGCAACCTGCCAGCCGTGCGCGTGCCTTACTTCCCGGCTGATGGGTTGATGGTGACGCGTCTCGACAACCTGTCGATTTACTTCATGGATGACGCGCACCGTCGCGCCATCATTGAAGAACCGAAAAAAGACCGCGTAGAAAACTACGAGTCAATGAATATCGACTATGTGGTCGAGGCTTACGCCGCCGGTTGCCTGATTGAAAACATCAAGCTCGGTGACTTTACCCCACCGGCAGCGCCGGAAAGCGGAGAGTAAGCCATGACGAGTCCCGCAGCGCGTCACATGATGCGGGTCTCGGCCTCTGAAACAGCGCAGCGGGCTGCTGTCCCGTTGCGCAATGCAACTGCCTATGAGCAGATGCTCGTTAAGCTGGCCGCAGACAACCGCACGCTGAAACAAATCAGCTCCAAAGAGCGCAAAGCCGCGAAAAAGCGCGAGCTGTTGCCGTTCTACCTGCCGTGGGTCGCTGGCGTCCTCGCAAACGGCAAAGGCGCACAGGATGACATCGTCATGACGGTGATGCTCTGGCGTCTCGATGCTGACGATATCGCCGGGGCGCTGGAAATCGCCCGTTACGCCATGACCTACGGCCTCACCATGCCGGTCGGTCGCCGTCCGACGCCGTGCCTGCTGGCTGAAGAAGTGGCACTGGCCGCGCAGCGCCTGCTGACGGCAAAACAGCCGGTCAATCTGGCGAACCTGCTCGACACTATTGCGCTGACCGAGCGTGCGGATATGCCAGATATCGTGCGTGCGAAGCTGCACAAAATCACCGGCTACGTGCTGCGTGATGCGGAGCAACTGCCGGAGGCGCTGGCGCACCTGCAGCGTGCGATCCAGTTAGAAAGCACTATCGGGGTGAAAAAGGATATCGAGCAGTTAGAGCGCCAGCTCAGGCCAAAACCCGAACCGGTATCGAAAACCCAAAAGACAAAACCGCGCAGGCGCAAAGTTGCCGAAAAACCGGCGGCACGGCGCGGGCGTCCACCAAAGGCGGCAAAAGCCGCAGGTTAACCGAGCGCTCCCCGAGCCGGGCGGCACGCCGGTCAATGCGGGTATCAATTGCCCTGACTGCGACCGGTGTCCACCGCCCACCCATTACCCGAGGTTGTCATGACGACGCTGATTATTGAGCCAAAAAAAGAGCCGCAGGATATGCCGGGCGTGGTGATACCGCCACCGGGCGTGAGCGAGCCGGTAATCAAAAACACCCCGTTTTTTCCTGACGTTGATCCGAAGCGCGTGCGGGAAGAAATGCGACTGGAGCAGACCGTTTCCCCCGTTCGCCTGCGCCGGGCGATTAAGACCGCGATCGCGGAGACTAACGCGGAGCTGAGCGACTGGCGCGAAATTCAGCTCGATGCCGGTTACCCCACGCTGGCGGATGTCCCGACGGACAAGCTCGACGGCGAGAGCGTGCGCGTTTTCCACTACTTCAACGCCGTGTGCTCGATGACGACGGCCACGCTTTATGAGCGTTTTCGCGGCGTGGATGCGACCGCCAAAGGCGACAAAAAAGCCGACAGCATCGACAGCACTATCGATGAAATGTGGCGGGACATGCGCTGGTCTGTGGCGCGCATCCAGGACAAAGCGCGCTGCATCGTGGGGCAAATCTGATGAAAGCCTACGCGCTGCAGGGCGACACCCTCGACGCGATTTGCGCCCGGTACTACGGGCGCACTGAGGGCGTGGTCGAAACCGTCTTAGAGGCAAATCCCGGCCTGTCTGAGCTCGGCGTCATCCTCCCGCACGGCACGGCAATTGAGCTGCCTGAGAGCGGGAGCGCGGCCAGAACCGAAACGGTGAATCTATGGGACTGAGTATGGAAAAAATCACCACGTTTATCGCCTACTGGCTGGCCGTGGGGCTGGCGTATGTCGGGGCAATGTCCCCCGAAAAGATGGCGCTTTACGTGGGCGGTGGATGCGCCATTTTTACCGCGCTGACGAACTACTGGTTTAAGCGCAAAACCTATATCTATCTGACGTCTCTCGGACTCGATAAAGGGGCTATTCGTGAAATCAATCGTTAAAAAATGCAGTGTGGCCGCCGTGCTGGCGCTGGCAGCGCTGATGCCTGACTTTCGTCTGCTTAACACCTCGCCCGGGGGGCTGGCGCTGATTGCCGACCTCGAAGGTTGTCGCCTGACGCCTTACCAGTGCAGCGCGGGAGTGTGGACGTCGGGCATCGGCCACACTGCAGGCGTCGTGCCGAAGGGAGAAATCACCGAACGGCAGGCGGCGGCGAACCTTGTCGCGGATGTGCTGAACGTCGAGAAACGTCTGGCCGTATGCGCGCCGGTGAAAATGCCGCTGTACGTTTACGACGCGCTGGTCAGTTTCTCATTCAACGTGGGAACCGGCGCGGCCTGCCGGTCGACGCTGGTCTCGTTTATCAAACGCCAGCAGTGGCCGCAGGCGTGCGACCAGCTCACACGCTGGGTTTACGTGAATGGCGAAATTAACAAGGGGCTGGAAAACCGCCGCGCGCGCGAGCGTGCTTACTGCCTGAGGGGGATTCAATGAAAGTGATGTTGTTTTTACTGGCCGCGCTGATGGCGGTTGCGCTCTGGCAGCGTCATGAAAACGGCAATCTGACGCGCTCGTTTGAACGGGCAAACAGGGTCGCCACGGAACAAAAAACCGCGATCGGAATGCTGACAAATCAGCTTTCCGTTTCGCAGGGAATTGCCAGGCGAAATGAAACCGCGCAGGTCAGTCTACGCGGCGAACTGCTGGCCGCCGGTGCAATGGCCGTGCGACGTGAAGAAACCATTACGAGGCTGATAAATGAGAATGAAACCTTACGCCGCTGGTATAGCGCTGAGCTGCCTGATGTTATGCGCAGGCTGCACACCCGCGCCGCCTGCACCTCCGCCGGTCATTGTTTACAGCGCCTGCCCGAAGGTGAGCTATTGCCCGATGCCGGGAAGCGACCCGGCCACTAATGGCGACCTGAGCGCCGATATTCGCAGGCTTGAGCACGCGCTCGCCGCCTGCGCGCTGCAGGTTGAAACCGTCAAAGACTGTCAGGATAAACTCGATGAAGAAAGCACGCAGCCTGCGCGAAGCGCTGATTAAAGCCGTTCCGCAACTGGAAACAAACCCCGAAATGATGCGCATCTTTGCCGATGAGGGGAATATCGACGCGCGGCTCGCGGCCTCGCTGTCGCATGAGAAAATTTACACCCTTAATGTGATCGTGTGTGACTTTGTGGGCGACCCTGACCTGATTTTCGTGCCGGTGGCCGCCTGGCTCAGGGAAAACCAGCCGGATATCTGCACGCTCGATGACGGCCGCAAAAAGGGCTACCGTTTCCAGATGGATTTAAACGACGGGGACAGCGTCGATATCAGCATCAGCCTGCAGCTCACCGAGCGCACCATTATCAAAGAGGAAAACGGCGCGCTGCATGTGAGCTATGCCCCTGAGCCTCCGCTGCCGGAGCCCGTAACCCCACCAAAAGAGCTCTATCTTGATGGGGAGCTGGCGAGTAAATGGGATGAGTGAATTTAAGCCCTTTGACGACAGGCTCAACGGTCTGATTGCTGCTCTGTCACCGGCATCCCGTCGGAAGCTGGCCGGGGAGATAGCAAAGGAGCTGCGCAAGTCCCAACAGCAACGTATAAAGCTGCAGAAAGCCCCTGACGGCTCACCCTATCAGGCGCGAAAGCGTCAGCCGCTCAGGGCAAAAAACGGGCGGATTAAACGGGCGATGTTCCAGAAGCTCCGCACAAGCCGATACATGAAAGCCACTGGCCGCAAAAACAGCGCCGTGGTGGAATTCACCGGTAAAGTGCAGCGCATTGCACGGATTCACCAGTACGGTCTAAAAGACCGGCCTAATCCGCATACCAGTGACGTTCAGTATGCAGAACGCCAGTTGCTCGGCATCAGTGAGGATGAAAGACAGAGGATTGAACGAATAATTATTGATGCACTGATGTTATAATATTTACTCTTCCTCTTTTGACATAATTGTGATTAATTATTTCATACGGGAAATGATATTAATACCAATGAGGAAGTGTTTCATGTTTGAAAATGTGTTCAGCCTTGAGTCTCTGCTGGCTATTTCAGTCGGGGCTCTGTTTAGCTTCAGGGTCAATAAAGTCAGCCTGAATCTGAAAAATAACATCAGAAATCAAAGTCCGGATATCTACGGGAACAATAACGTTGTAATCTACAATCAGGCTATGGATGATGTCGGAAAGGAAATGACACTCTCCGTCAGACTCTGCGCCATAGCGATGATGATTGTATTTCACATGATTCCGGCCTTTTTTGTTAATCTGCTGATGTCTCTTTCGTTCTTCCTGCCGGTATTCAGCATTATTGGGGTTATAAATGCCATCCGGCTTAATGGTATGAACAGAGGGTGGGATGTTTTATACCCTCTGGCCTCTGTTGTAATGGGGGTTATTTTCTATTGCTCGGCGAAAATCATGACGCATTATCTGCCGATCTATCCACAATTAACCCAGCTTTATCATTATCTTTCTGGGTATGATCTGATTAGGGTGTTTAAGGCACATCCTCAGATTGATGATTTTCAGCATATATTATTCTCAAGTCTGGCATGCCCTGTATTAATTGTGCTGGGGTTCTATCTGTCCTTTGCGTATACAAGGGCAAGGGACGGAAATAACGCTTTCAGGTACTGCGCAGGTTTTCTTGCTGCCGGGTACATGTTCTATATTTTGCTGTCCGGTAGCTTGTTTTCGAACAACCAGAGTAACACTGATTACTTTGTTCAGGTTCTGATTTATCCCTTCAACACCCTTTTCTCGCTTTTCTCTTTCTAGTTAGTTGTGCAGTCCGTAACACATACGGCCTGAATTGCCGCTGGCCTCGCCCGGCGGCATCCTTTCCCCATGAATAATCTAAATTCTCTGCAGGAAATCGCCCGCGCGATCCGCAACCTTATCCGCACCGGCATCGTGACCGACGTCAACCACGACGAGGGGCTGTGTCGTGTCCAGACCGGCGGCATGGAAACCACCTGGCTGAACTGGCTGACCTGTCGCGCCGGTCGCTCGCGCGTATGGTGGGCTCCATCCGTTGGCGAGCAGGTGCTTTTGCTGGCGATCGGCGGCGAGCTCGATACGGCCTTTGTGCTGCCCGGCATTTTCTCTGACGACAATCCCGCGCCGTCTGCCTCCCCTGATGCGCTTCACGTGTCCTTTCCTGACGGGGCGGTTATTGAGTACGAGCCCGAAAGCGGTGCGCTCACCGTGTCAGGCATCAAAACCGCTGACGTCACCGCGTCGGATTCCATTACGGCCACCGTGCCGCTGGTACTGGTGAAAGCGGAAACCCGCATCACGCTCGATACGCCGGAGGTGGTGTGCACCAACAAGCTGACAACCGGCACGCTCGAAGTGAAGAACGGCGGGAAGATGAGCGGGGACATCGAGCACACTGGCGGGACACTGAAATCAAACGGCGTGCAGGTGGATAACCACGCGCACGGCAACGTACAGAGCGGCGGAAGCTGGACTAAGGGGACGCAATGACGGTGCGTTATCTGGGAATGAACAGCCAGACCGGCCTCAGTATCTCTGAGGTTGAGCATATCCGGCAAAGCGTACGCGACATTCTGGTCACGCCGGTTGGCTCGCGCGTCATGCGCCGTGAATACGGCTCGCTCCTGTCGCAGATGATTGACCAGCCGCAGACCCCGGCGCTGCGCCTGCAGATTATGGCCGCGTGCTATTCCGCGATCCAGAAGTGGGAGCCACGCGTAGACCTCTCGACCATTTCCTTTGAACGGTCAGAGACCGACGGGGGGCTGTATGTCGACATCACCGGCACCCGCTCGACCGGCGGCCAGCCATTTTCCATCACCATTCCACTGAGCTAAATCACTATGGCAACCGTTGACCTGAATCAGTTACCCGTTCCCGATGTGGTGGAAGAACTGGACTTTGAAACCATTCTTGCCGAACGCATTGCGACGCTAATTTCGCTTTATCCCGAAAATCAGCAGGAGGCTATCGCCCGGACGCTGGCACTTGAGTCAGAGCCGATTGTGAAGCTGCTGCAGGAAAACGCCTACCGTGAAGTTATCTGGCGTCAGCGTGTGAACGAAGCCGCGCAGGCGGTAACGCTGGCCTATTCAACCGGTCACGACCTCGACGTCGTGGCCGGGAACAATAATACCGTACGCCTGACCATTACCCCTGCAGATGACACCACCATACCGCCAACGCCTGCCGTTATGGAATCAGATGCTGACCTGCGACTGCGCACACAACAAGCTTTTGAAGGATTAAGCGTGGCGGGTCCGGTTGGCGCCTATGAGTATCACGGTCGAAGCGCTGACGGACGGGTCGCCGACGTGTCGGTCGAAAGCCCGTCGCCCGCCTGCGTGACGATTTCCGTGTTATCCCGTGAGGGTGACGGCACCGCGAGCCCTGAATTACTGGCAATCGTTGAAAAAGCACTGAACGCCGAAGATGTGCGACCGGTGGCTGACCGGGTGACCGTCCAGTCGGCGGAGATTGTACCGTACCAGATTGACGCGACGATCTACGTTTACCCCGGCCCCGAGTCTGAGCCCATCAGGCAGGCATCGGAGCAGAGGCTTCAGAGCTATATCAGCGCGCAGCACCGCCTCGGGCGTGATATCCGCCTGTCAGCCATTTATGCGGCGATGCACGTTGAGGGGGTGCAGCGTGTCGAGCTGGCATCACCGCAGGCCGACATTGTGCTGAGTAAATCGCAGGCGTCGAACTGTACCGAGTACCAGATAACCATCGGGGGCTCGGATGAGTGACCGGCTGTTACCCGTTGGCTCATCGCCGCTGGAGGTCGCCGCCGGTGCCGCGCTCTCTGAAATTCAGCGCGTGCCGGTACCGCTGCGCACCCTGTGGAACTGGCGCACCTGCCCGGTAAACCTGCTGCCGTATCTGGCGTGGGCGCTGTCGGTCGACCGGTGGGACGAGAAGTGGCCGGAGGCGACAAAGCGCAGCGTCTGTGCGTCCTCGTTTTTCGCCCATCAGCACAAAGGCACCATCAGCGCATTGCGTCGGGTGGTTGAGCCGCTCGGCTTTCTGATTGAGGTGCGCGAGTGGTGGCAGCTCGACGAGGCGCCAGGCACTTTCCGCCTCGTTGTCGGAGTGCTCGACAGCGGCATCACTGACGAAATGTATCAGGAGCTCGAGCGCCTGATTGAAGACGCCAAACCGGCAAGCCGCCACCTGACGGGGCTGGCTATCAGCTTGAGTGCGACCGGTGAGCTATATGTCGGCACGGGATGCTACGACGGCGACGCGCTCACCGTTTACCCCTACACCCCCGAGGAAATTGTCGTCGGCGGTGAATATTACCCGGCCTCGGCCATCCATTTGATTGATAACCTGAGAGTGAACGCATGACCGCAAAATATCTTGCCATTCTGACCAATCAGGGCGCGGCGCGGCTGGCGAACGCGGCGGCACTCGGTACCAGACTAAACCTGACGCAGATGGCCGTCGGCGATGCGAATGGTACTTTGCCGACCCCTGACCCGGCGCAGACGAAGCTCATTAACCAGAAGCGCATCGCACCGATAAACCTGCTGACCGTTGACCCGGCCAATACCAGCCAGATTATTGCGGAACAGATTATTCCCGAGAATGAGGGCGGTTTCTGGATACGCGAGATTGGTCTCTACGACGATGAGGGGATTCTGATTGCCGTGGCAAACTGCCCGGAGACCTACAAGCCGCAGCTGCAGGAGGGAAGCGGCCGCACGCAGACCATTCGCATGATTCTGATTGTGTCGAGCACGTCGGCCATTACCCTGAAAATCGACCCGTCGGTGGTGCTGGCAACGCGCCAGTATGTCGAGGATAAGGTTATCGAGGTGAAAGCCTATGCCGATAATCTGCTGGCCGCACACCTCGCCGCTGCAGACCCGCACACGCAATACCTCAAAACGGCGGATATTGATAAATATATTCCGGTCGGTTTTCCGCTGCCGTGGCCACAGGCAACTCCTCCGGAGGGCTGGCTTAAATGCAACGGCGCGGTTTTTGACAAGGTGAAATATCCAAAGCTGGCTGTCGCTTATCCATCCGGTAAATTGCCTGACTTGCGCAGTGAGTTTTTGCGAGGGTGGGATGACGGGCGCGGGATAGATAATGGACGAGCGCTATTATCCGCTCAGGTCGGCTCTGGAGTTGGGATGTTCATCGGGGGTCATTCAGATGGGACCGCATATATCCCATTGAGTGATTTCGACAGCGTTGTCGACAACAGCCCGTCATGGTCACACATAAATACCGCAGGGCTGATTTCTTCAATTGGTGGTCAACGGTCATCATTCGGCGCTCGCCCACGCAACATTGCATTTAACTACATCGTGAGGGCGGCATAATGGCAAAAGCGACACTTAACAAACAGGGCATTACCACAAAAGCCGGTGATATGACGGTTTATAACTATGACGGTGAAACCCGCGAATATCTGACGTCCTCTGTTGAGTTTTTGGCGCTGGGCGTGGGGATTCCTGCTAATTCCTGCACCGATGCACCGGTCGAAGAAAAAGAAGGTTTCGCGGTGTGTCGCGCGGCCAGTCTTGACGGGTGGGAGTATGTCGCAGACCATCGCGGTGAGACGGTTTATGACACGGAAACCGGTCAGCCGGCCAACATTACCGCGCCCGGTGACTATGCCGTCGGCGTAACTACGATTGCACCGTCGACCCCCTATGACCGCTGGAACGGTGGCGAATGGGTCACGGATAAGGACGCGCAGAAAAACGGTCAGGTTAAGGAGGCTGAACAGAAAAAATCCGCGCTGCTGTCAGAGGCGCAAAGCGCTATCAGCCTGTGGCAGACTGAGCTGCAGCTCGGCATCATCAGAGACGATGACAAGGCCAGCCTGATTGCGTGGATGAAATACATTCAGGCGCTGAACGCGATCGACACATCTACGGCGCCGGATATTGAGTGGCCGGAAAAACCAGAATAAACGAAGCCCTCCACCCGGAGGGCTTTTTTGTATGTTGTGTTATCCCTCCACCAACGGCATTGCATCGCGCCTGCGCGACACACAACAGAAAATAGTCGCACCCCTAACCACGGAGTTAAACAGATGGGCGACTATCATCACGGCGTCGAGGTCATCGAGATTAATGATGGCACGCGCACCATTTCCACCGTCTCGACGGCCATCATCGGCATGGTCTGCACGGCCAGCGATGCTGACGCAAAGACATTCCCCCTGAACGAGCCGGTGCTGATTACCAGCGTGCAAACGGCGATCGGTAAGGCCGGTAAAAAAGGCACGCTGGCAAAATCCCTGCAGGCCATTGCCGACCAGTGCAAGCCGGTCATTGTGGTGGTGCGCGTTCCCGAAGGTGTCGACGACCCGTCAGACCCGGAAGCGGCGCAGAAAGAAACCATTTCCAACATCATCGGCACGACCGACGAAAACGGCAAATACACCGGGCTGAAAGCGCTGTTAACAGCGAAAACCGTCACCGGTGTTAAGCCGCGCATTCTCGGCGTGCCGGGGCTGGATACGCAGGAAGTGGCGACCGCTCTTGCGTCGACCTGCCAGAGCCTGCGCGCGTTCGGCTATGTGAGCGCGTGGGGCTGCAAGACCATTTCCGACGCCATTAAATACCGTGAGAACTTCAGCCAGCGCGAGCTCATGGTCATTCACCCTGATTTTCTGGCATGGGACACCACGGCGAACGAAACCGATATTGCATGGGCGACCGCCCGCGCGCTCGGCCTGCGCGCCAGAATCGACCAGGATACCGGCTGGCACAAAACGCTGTCCAACGTCGGCGTGAATGGCGTCACCGGCGTCAGCGCCTCGGTCTCATGGGATTTGCAGGAGCAGGCCACCGACGCCAACCTGCTGAATCAGGCCGGGGTGACAACGCTCATCCGCAACGATGGCTTTAAATTCTGGGGTAACCGAACCTGCTCGGACGATCCATTATTCGTGTTTGAAAACTACACCCGCACGGCGCAGGTGCTGGCCGACACGATGGCGGAAGCGCACGCGTGGGCGATGGATAAGCCCGTTTCTGCAACGCTCATCCGCGACATCGTCGCCGGTATCAATGCCAAATTCCGCGAGCTGAAAAACAACGGCTATATCGTTGACGGCTCCTGCTGGTACGACCCGGAGTCAAACAGCGTGGAAACCCTCAAAGCCGGGAAACTGTATATCGATTACGACTACACCCCCGTCCCGCCGCTGGAAAACCTGACCCTGCGCCAGCGCATCACCGATACCTATCTGGCAGACCTGTCAGACTCGGTCAACAGCTAAGGAGCTCAGAGCATGGCGTTACCACGCAAACTGAAATACCTGAACATGTTTAACGACGGTCTCAGCTACATGGGCGTCGTTGAATCCGTCACCCTGCCAAAGCTGACCCGCAAGCTTGAGAAATATCGCGGCGGCGGGATGCCGGGCTCGGTGTCTATTGACCTCGGCCTCGACGACGACGCGCTGTCGCTTGAGTGGACGCTGGGCGGCCTGCCTGACGTCGCGCTGTGGGCGCAGTATGCGTCACCGGGTGCCGACAGCGTGCCGCTGCGCTTCACCGGCTCATTCCAGCGCGATGATACCGGCGCAATTTCCGCCGTTGAGGTGGTCATGCGTGGCCGTCACAAGGAGTACGACGGCGGCGAGAACAAACAGGGCGAAAGCGGCACGACCAAAATCGCGACCGAGTGCTCGTATTACCAGCTCACGATTGACGGCAAAGAGGTCATCGAGATTGACGTCGTCAACATGGTGATGAAAGTCGACGGCGTTGACCGTCTCGCTGAGCACCGCCGGGCGATTGGCCTGTAACCCGTTAACCGGTCAGCCAGGCTGGCCGGTCACTTACTCACATTCAAAGAGAGCAACATCATGGAAAACATCAACGAAACCGCCACCATCGAAACCGAAAACCCAAACATTGTGATCCTCGATAATCCAATCATGCGCGGTGAGCAAAAAATCGAACAGGTGACCGTGTCCAAACCCAACGCCGGTACTCTGCGCGGTGTGAGTCTGGCCTCGCTGGCAAACTCTGACGTCGATGCGCTGATTAAGGTGCTGCCGCGCATGACGTACCCGGCGCTGACCGAGCCCGAGGTCATGCGTCTGGAAGCATCAGACCTGATTTTGTTCGCCGGTAAGGTGGTCGGTTTTTTGTCGCCATCTTCGGCTCGCTGACGTTCCCGGACAACCTTTCGGTCGATGACCTGATGGCGGATATCGCGGTGATATTTCACTGGCCGCCATCAGAGCTGAATTCCCTGAGCGTGACCGAGCTCATCACATGGCGCGAAAAGGCGCTGCAGCGAAGCGGACACCACCATGAGCAATAACGTCAGGATTGAGGTACTGCTGAACGCAGTAGACCGGGCAAGCCGACCGCTCAAGTCTATCCAGACTGCCAGTAAGACCCTTGCCGGCGACATCCGCACTTCTCAAAACAGCCTGCGCGACCTGAATGCGCAGGCTGGCCGAATTGACGGATTCAGGAAAGCGAGCGCACAGCTTGCCGTGACAGGCCAGTCGCTTAACAAGGCGAAACAGGAAGCCGCCGCGCTGGCCGTCCAGTTTAAAAACACGCAGAACCCTACAACCGCGCAGGCGCGCGCGATGGAGGCGGCAAAGAAATCCGCCGCTGACCTGCAGCTCAAATACAACAGCCTCAGGCAGTCGGTACAGCGCCAGCGCACCGAGCTCGCGCAGGCCGGGATTAACACCCGTACTCTCTCGGCGGATGAGCGCCGACTGAAAACCAGCATCAGTGAGACGACCGCGCAACTTAACCGGCAGCGCGAGGCACTGGCGCGGGTCAGTCAACAGCAGGCGCGACTCAGTCGCGTTAAAGAGCGTTATCAGGCCGGTAAATCCCTTGCCGGAGGCGCTGCAGCGGCAGGCGCGGCGGGCGTCGGTATCGCCACGGCGGGAACAATGGCCGGAGTGAAATTACTCACGCCCGGTTATGACTTTGCACAGAAAAACTCTGAGCTGCAGGCCGTGCTCGGCGTTGATAAACAGTCACCCGAGATGGAGGCGCTGCGCAAACAGGCGCGCCAGCTCGGGGACAATACCGCTGCGTCTGCAGATGATGCGGCGAGCGCGCAGATTATCATTGCGAAAAGCGGCGGGGATGCCGCAGCGATTCAGGCGGCGACGCCGGTCACGCTGAATATGGCGCTGTCTAACCGTCGCTCGATGGAAGAAAACGCCGCGCTGCTGACGGGTATGAAATCCGCGTTTCAGATGTCAAACGACCAGATCGCACACATCGGCGACGTGTTGTCGATGACCATGAACAAAACGGCCGCTGACTTTGACGGGCTGAGCGACGCGCTGACCTATGCTGCGCCGGTGGCAAAAAATGCCGGGGTCAGTATCGAGCAGACCGCCGCGATGGTCGGCGCGCTCCATGACGCCAAAATCACCGGCTCGATGGCGGGGACGGGCAGCCGTGCCGTCCTGAGTCGCCTGCAGGCTCCGACCGGTAAGGCATACGAGGCAATCAAAGAGCTCGGCGTTAAAACGTCTGACAGCAAGGGCAACACGCGCCCGATATTCGCCATTCTGAAAGAAATGCAGCGCAGTTTTGAGAAAAATAATCTCGGAACAAGCCAGAAAGGCGAGTACATGAAAACCATCTTTGGTGAGGAAGCCAGCTCGGCGGCGGCGGTACTGATGACCGCGGCATCAAGCGGCAAGCTCGACCAGCTCACGGCGGCGTTTAAAGCCTCGGACGGGAAAACCGCTGAGCTCGTTAAAATCATGCAGGACAACCTCGGCGGTGACTTCAAAGAATTTCAGTCAGCCTATGAGGCCGTCGGTACTGACCTGTTTGACCAGCAGGAGGGCTCACTGCGTGAGCTCACTAAAACCGCCACGAAATATGTTTTAAAGCTCGACGGCTGGATCACCAATAACAAAACACTTGCGTCAACCATCGGGTTAATTGCAGGTGGTGGGCTGGCGCTGATTGGCGTGCTGGGCGGGATTGGCCTGATAGCGTGGCCGGTGGTAACGGGTTTCAACGTGATTATGGCCGCTGCCGGTGTTCTCGGTGCAAATCTGGCCGCAATGGGGGCGGCCATTGTCTCTGTGCTCGGGGCGCTTACCTGGCCGATTGTGGCTATTGGCGTTGCCATCATCGCCGGTGCGCTGCTCATCCGCAAATACTGGGAGCCAATAAGCGCATTTTTCTCAGGCGTAATGGAGGGGATAAAGCAGGCTTTTGCCCCTGTAGTGGAGTTATTCGAACCGTTAAAGCCGGTTTTTGACTGGCTGGGTGACAAACTCAAAGCGGCGTGGCAGTGGTTTAAAGACCTGATCGCACCGGTTAAGTCGACGCAGGAGACGCTCGACAGCTGCAAAAATGCGGGTGTGATGTTCGGTAAGATGCTGGCCGAAGCGCTGATGTTACCGCTCAAAAGCTTTAATACATTGCGTACCGGCGTTAACTGGTTACTGGAAAAGCTCGGGGTTATCAATAAAGAATCGAGCGACCTTGACCAGAAAGCCGCTAAAGCCAGTGCCGCCACCGGCTCGCAAAATGGGTCTTATATTCCGGCAACCTCTGCATATGGAGGCTATCAGGCATATCAGCCGGTAACGGCGCCCACGGGTAAGACTTACGTCGACCAGAGCAAGCCTGAATACAACATTAACCTGAATGGTGGCATCGCGCCGGGCAGCGACCTCGACCGTCAGCTCCGCGAGGCTGTCGATAAACTCGACCGTGAAAACCGTGCGCGTCAGCGCTCAAGTATGCGCCATGAATGAGGGGGATAAAGCATGTTAATGGTTTTAGGTTTGTTTGTGTTTGAGCGCCGCACGCTGCCCTATCAGTCTATGCAGTATTCGAAGGATTACCGCTGGGCGTCAAACGACCGTATCGGCAAGCCACCGGCTTACCAGTATCTCGGGGAAGGGGAAACCACGCGCACGCTGTCGGGCGTGCTCTATCCCGAAATTACCGGCGGACGGCTGTCACTGACCGCCATCGAGCTGATGGCAGACGAGGGGCGCGCGTGGCCGCTGATTGACGGAACGGGCATGATCCACGGCATGTATGTCATCGACAAAGTGACGCACACGCACACCGAGCTATTCAGCGACGGAGCGGCGAGAAAAATCGAGTTTAGCCTTTCTCTTAAGCGGGTCGATAAATCGCTGGCGGCCATTTATGGCGACCTAAAAACGCAGGCCGACAATCTGGTCACGTCTGCCGGTGACTGGCTGGGAGGGCTGGCGGGATGATGACGGGTATGAATATTCAGGCCGGGGCGAAGATAGCCCCGGCGTTTATGCTCAAGCTGGATAACGACGATATCACCCAGGATTTTAGTGACCGCCTAATCAGTCTGACCATGACCGACAATCGCGGATTCGAGGCCGACCAGCTCGATATCGAGCTCGATGACACTGACGGTCAGATAGCTTTGCCACCGCGCGGCGCAACGTTGACGCTGTGGTTAGGCTGGCAGGATTCCGCGCTGATAAAAAAAGGGACGTTCACGGTCGACGAAATCGAGCACAGGGGCGCGCCTGATACGCTGACCATCCGGGGGCGCAGCGCCGATTTTCGAGGTACGCTGAATTCGCGCCGGGAACAGTCATGGCATGACACCACGCTAGGACAAATTGTGGAGACGATTGCGGCACGCAATAAGCTGACGGCCAGCGTGGCCGACACGTTGAAAGCCGTCGCAGTGCCTCACATTGACCAGTCGCAGGAATCCGACGCGGTGTTTCTGTCCCGCCTGGCGGACCGGAACGGTGCAGCGGTTTCGGTAAAAGGGGGAAAACTGTTATTCCTGAAAGCGGGGAGCGGTAAGACGGCCAGCGGAAAGCCCATTCCCCAGATGACGCTTGAGCGCGGGGACGGCGATCGTCATCAGTTTTCCATTGCCGACCGGGAAGCCTACACCGGTGTGACGGCGAAATGGCTGCACACCAAAGACCCGAAGCCGCAAAAGCAAAAGGTGAAGCTCAAGAGAAAGCCCAAAGAGAAGCACCTCCGCGCGCTGCAGCACCCGAAAGCGACCAAAGCCCCGGCAAATGCCAAAGCCAAAAAAGAGCAGGAAGCGCGCGAGGGTGAGTATATGGCCGGTGAAGCTGACAACGTGCTGGAGCTTACAACCATCTACGCGACAAAGGCACAGGCCATGCGCGCCGCTCAGGCGAAGTGGGACAAGTTGCAGCGAGGCGTTGCGGAGTTTTCAATCTCGCTGGCGATTGGCCGGGCAGATTTATTTCCTGAAACGCCAATCGCAGTGAGAGGGTTTAAGCGCGTCATAGACGAGCAGGCGTGGATAATCAGCCGGGTGGTGCATAACCTCAACGGGAGCGGCTACACGACGGGCTTAGAGCTTGAGGTTAAGGTTTCGGATGTGGAGTATGAAAGCGAAGATGTAACGCAATGAATTTTTAATTATATATTTGATATGTAAGGTTTTAGTGGTTAAAATTGATGCATCCTAAACGCTTTGAGGTGCTCGCAATGTTTCACTGTCCAAAATGTCATTACGCCGCCCACGCTCGCACAAGTCGCTATTTTACTGACACGACCAAAGAGCGTTATCATCAGTGCACTAACATCAACTGCAGCGCAACGTTTGTGACCACTGAGACGGTCGAGCGTTTTATCGTTTCGCCGGGGGTAGTAGTGCCAGCGGCACCTCACCCGACATCATCAGGTCAGCAACAAATCCAGTGGCAGTGACTAAAAGAAAGCTCCGTAAATGCGGGGCTTTCTTTTTGAGAATCAAAAATTATCAGCAAAAATATTTTTACAGTTGATTAGATTTATCATAAAAACCTAAAATTAATCTACATCAATTAATAGTAAGAGTGTTGTCATTATAATCTATTGATCTTATGATGGTTTATTTGACTATGCTCATGATTTGTCCAAGGAAAAAATGGCTAAGAACAAAATTCTAATATGCTTTCCTCTTTGGGCTGCTACATCGTCCATTGATATCATGCGAATGCTTGCAGAACAGGCTGAAAAAAATATTGCTATTGCTGTGGAAGAAGTTAATGAACCGGGCGCTATTAAGGAGGGCGAATATGAGGATGAGGCATTTGACCATTATGGGGAAATTTATACTTTTATGAATATATATTACTCATGTGGTGCGTGTGTGGGTATCGACTATGAAGAAGTTAAACTAGAGTATATACGATTAACGACACAGCTAACACGTCGCTCTGCATTTTTAACTATATTTGGACTCTTCGAACATCGTATTAATGATTGTCTGGAGTTTATGCTCGAGCTGGCAAAGTATTCAGGTGAAATCAAAGGAAAGGGGCCCATTGAAAAGATACATTATCTTATAAAAAGAGTTTATGGATGCAAAAGCATTACTGATGTCGATCATCTCACAAAAATTAGGAATATAATGATTCACAATGATGGGAATGCAAACAATTACATTGATATTTTTAATAGCACTGATAAAAAGAGCTCTTCTGAAAAAAGGCTTCTGAACGCAATACGTAGGTCAGAAGGTGTTGTCGTTAATGATTTTAATGAAGTGCTAATGAATGAAAGTTTTTTAATGTATTCTGTCAACGAATTTAGACGTTACATTAATGCACTGGGTGATTTAATCAACGCTTATTATAGGAAAGTGAATAATGGGAAGGATAATGAGTAGTAATAAATTAACATTAGATGATCTAAGCAATGAGTTCTACCGCGAGTTTTCTCGTTATGAGTACTGTCTTAAAGCTGTAGGACTTAGGCATGAAAAAGGAGATGCAAAGGCAAACTGGGATTTGTATGCCAAAGAAGTTGAAGATGTTATTATTAATGCTACTGACAAAGAGCTTTGCACTGCCATTGACTATTTTTTTTCTCATCCTCCCAAAAAACAAATTGTTAAGGATGGCTCTCTTGCTTGGGATGATTCCCCGTTACAGGAAAAAAACAAATCTATTGCTGTTTTTATTCTAATTCGTCGTGTTAGGAATAATCTTTTTCATGGCGGTAAATTCAATGGTCAATGGTTTGAGCCAGAACGCAGCGAGCTTTTACTTCAGTACGCGCTTACCATTTTGAAGACTTGCGCTAAAAACCATGAAAACGTAAGCAAGGCATATGAAGGTATGTCAACAGGGAGTTAGTTTAAGTACATAAACGCTTATGGCCAAAGATAAATCTTACCAGCACATGTATTAACATTTTTAATTGAAGTGCATTACTTGCTTAAAGTGATATTGGATTTTGTCAGTTAGCCCCACTTATGTGGGGCTTCTTGTATCGATGTGGTCAACATGTGGACGTAACCTGAAATAAATCCTTTTATTTCATTATGTTGAAGCGTTCAAAATGGCTCCTGAGGGAGCCTTTTTTATTATGTTTGACAACCCCTCACTATTTAGTTGTATAGTGCAACTAAATGATGAGGGCACAACATGCACAGCGAAACCCCGGTAGTCAGTGTTATTCGACGTTCCTCGCGCCTTATGGTGCGAGAGTTAGGTTTTATGGCCTCGACCCTGGCCTCAACGAATTACTCACCGTCGGCCGTCCATACCCTGGTCGAAATAGCCCTACGCAAAGAGATGACGGCGAGTCAGCTGGTGCAGCTGCTGGGCCTGGATAAATCCAGCGTCAGCCGGATGCTGGCTCGCCTGATTGCCGCGGGCGAACTCGAGGAAGTGACTTCACCTGAAGATGCGAGAGCGAAGAGCCTCAGGCTGACCGCGAAAGGTCATGAGACGGTCAGTAAAATTAATACCTTTAGCAACGAGCGCGTGGTCTCAGCAATAAAGAGTCTTGCTCCTGTCCAGCAGCAGACCATCTCTGAAGGACTCTCCCTTTATGCCAACGCGCTGCTGGCGTGCCGTGAGACGGGCAGCGACAAGCGCCCCGACGAACTCACGATAGTTAAGGGGTATATTTCCGGCATGATTGGTCGTGTCGCGGAGATGCACGGGGTTTATTACGCGCGCGAGCACCATTTTGGCCGCTTTTTTGAGGCTAAAGTGGCTACGGGAGTTGCGGAATTTAGTGACCGCCTGGATAAGCCATGCAACCAGATCTGGCTGGCGGTGATGAACGGCAGGATAGTGGGGTCAGTGGCGATAGACGGCGAGGATTTAGCGCCGGGTGAAGCGCATCTTCGCTGGTTTATTCTCGACGATGGCTGCCGGGGACACGGGGTGGGGAAAAAACTGCTGACCGATGCGATGCGCTTTTGCGACAGCGCTGGTTTCTCTGCTGTGCATCTCTGGACATTCAATAAGCTGACCGCCGCACGGCGTTTATACGAATCGTTTGGATTTACGCTCGTCAAGGAGTGGGAGGGCGATCAGTGGGGAACCCTTATAACGGAGCAGCAGTTTACCCGGCGCAGAGACGCGTAACCTCTACTATAAAAAAGGCTCCTTTCGGAGCCGCTTTGGTATCAGAACACTTTCTTATACGGTCGAACCGTTACTTTCGCATATACACCTGCGGCAACATACGGATCTGCGTCAGCCCATGCCTGAGCGCTTTCCTGAGATTCAAACTCAGCAATCACTGTGGAACCGGCAAAACCGGCGGCGCCAGGATCGTTGCTGTCTACTGCAGGCATTGGGCCGGCGGTCAGTAAACGGCCTTCATCCTGGAGCAGCTGCAAACGTGCCAGATGCGCAGGGCGCACAGACTGGCGTTTTTCGAGCGAATCAGCAACATCTTCAGAGTAAATCACGTAAAACACGGCGAAGCTCCTTAACCGGTAAAAGTGTCAGTTACGTTATGTGAAAGGGCAAACGACTGCAATGTAAAATAAA